AGCTCACCGGATGCAACCGGCGCCTGCGACTGATCCGACATCTTCACCTCGCTGAACTCGTGTCGCGTCTCATAGGGAACCCCCAACCACATGGGGACCCCATTCACCGCGCCACTGACCTCCACGTTGTTGCCGGCAACATTGAGCACCTGGAGTTCCTTGTTGTCGTTCTGCTGAACGACGCGGATACCCGCGGGCGCTGCGAACGGCAGCGTGAAGGTCGTCACCTTGTTCACCGTGGCAACCGTGCATTGCGAGTGTGCAACGCGGCGGTCTAGGTGAATCGAGAAGCCACCAGGGTCTGACGCCCCAATCTCCAGCCTGAGCTGGAACACATGCACCTCGGAGCCGACCGTGGCCACCATGTAGGCCCGCGTGTCGAACATCCAGACGTGATGCAATGTGGCAATCCACGGGAAAGTCCATGTCTGCCACGCATTCTGAACACGCTCGCTGCCGCTCCAGAAGTAGTTCAGCACGAACAGCGACGTGCCCGAAGCGGGCCGTGCCACAACGCTCGTGATCTGAGGACTGTGTGAGAGCTGCGTGAGCGGACTGAGGTAGCCGGGGACACTCGAGGTGAGGTCGGCGGCCACCAGCATCGGGTTCTGGTCACCAGCGGTGCGGAACTCTTGCAGCGCAGCGCTCAGACCTCGAGGAGACGAGGCAACGACGGCCTCGCCCACCTGAATCGGCGGCGTGTCTGTGTCGCAGTCGTAGCGACCAGCAGCGCTGACCGTGATCGTGTTAGGGGTGAAGGCGCCGTCCGCGCGCACGAGGAACTGCACCCCGTCACCGAAGAGCAGGATGTCCCGCCCCAACGGAACCGCGTGTGACAGCAGCTCACCTCGAGGACTCGTGGCACGCACCTCGATGCGGTCCGAGTCGATCAGGTTGGCCACCGTCGTGCGATAGAACGAGAACGGCTCGCGAGCCTCGGAGAGCGACAGCGCCTCCTGGCTCAGGAGGCCAAGGCGGCCCTCGTGGAAGCACATGCCAAGCAACGGCTCCCCAACGAACGCCGGGTCCACGTTGGTGGTCAAGTCACCGGCAGTCCGCGGATCCCAGCTAGGAACCGTGAAGGTCCCAAGACCGGCCAGCGTGTAGCTGTGCCCATCCAGCGGGGTCCAGCGCCACTCACCATTGGGCTGCCGCAGGAGCGCGTGAGGCATCGTCAAGGGATTGACGCCCTTGCTGATGCCCGGCGCTGCACACTCACGCCAGTAGCCGTCCGCCCAGCCGCTCACAGTGCCGGGGTTGTGGGCGACGAACTCGACCCAGTAGCCCACTGAGTTGTCGCTGTTCTCGGCGGTGCCCGCGACCTTGATCTTCATGCCCACGTCCGCCTTGACCGGCAGATCCTGGAAGGTCTGGACCTCCTGGTAGGCCAGCGTCATCGCGGTGCCACCCACGGACTCTTCGATCGAGACCGTGAAGTTCGCGCCGTCGTTGCGCTTGATCAACAGGTGGCTGCCCGAGGCAGACACAGTCCACGCGGCGCCAAGCGGGCTGCCAGTCACGACACCCCCGGTGACTGCCGTCGTGCTAGTCAACAGCGTGACCAGATTCGCAGCGATCTGGTCCGTCTTGATGCTGTTCTCCGCTGCGACAATGTCGAAGGGCGAAGTCGTGCCAGGAGCCAACCCCGAGCTGCTGTAGGTCGTCACCTGTGCAGAACGGGCGCTGCCGTCCGTGTGTGACACCGAGACCTTGTAGCGCCGGCTGTAGCTGCCCAGGACGATCGTGACGAGCGCCTGATTGGGCGCAGCCGTCGTCGTCGCGGGATCCGCTGCCACAGTCTTGGCGCGGTTCAGCACCAGCGTGTAGTCCGCCAGCGTCAGGAACCGGAGGTCGCGCTGCGGATTCGGGGTATCGAGATAGCCGAAGTCCGGCGCAGTCGCGATGCCGCCGGCCTTGTTGCGCAGAGTCACAGATGACCCGAAGGAACTCAGGTCCCAGACCTTCAGCGCCTCATCGCCCGCCGCCACGAAGTAGTCCCCCGTGGGGGCGTTGATTGCGTGGAACGTCGAGGCAGCCGTGGGGAACCCCAGCAGCTTCCCGAGATACTCCGCGGGCGGGCGTCGCTTCAGCCCGTCAACCAGCGTGGCATTGGTGTTGATCGACTCCTCCGCCTGAGTCGGCAGCCGCAGTTGTGGCGGCTGAGTCGAGACGCCGCCGGTCAACGACGGCAGTGGAATGACTAGCTGCATCAGAGCCCTCGCCGCACAATGTGCTGCGACGTGTAGGGATCGTAGATGGAGTAGTCGCCAGTCTCCGTCTCGTGAGAGCGCAGCGCCGATAGCGCACCGGCCTCATCCTGAGCTGCATACTGATAACGCTCCTGGCCAGCGTCCATGCGCCCCACGAATACGCGGGCTGCCTTGGCAGTGATGTAGCGCTGCGCGGCCTCGGGGATGTCGTCCCACTCGAGGTCCACTAGACGATCCACCAGGATCGAACTTCCGAACGTATAGGTCTTGGAATCCCGGTCATACAGATAGGCGCCGCGCTGCACCGGGTCTCGCTTGTCCGTGAACTGCTTGGACTGCGCGAGGTCAATACGCAGCGTGCCGGCGGGAACCGGGATCCGACCGTCGAGCTGAGGATACAGCGCGACATCGTAGTCCCGGTTCCATGACCAACCCTGGAGGAGTGTGTCCTTCTTCGATTCCTCCAGCACATGCAGTGCAACCGCTACGTCGGCGCTGAGAGCCCCAGTGATTGTATTCACAGGGGCAGAACCGATGCACGTCAGCATCGTGTTGATGGCTTCGAGTTCAGTGATCATCACTCCTCCAGAATCAGGTCAGATAGACGTGGACATCATCCCGATCGCGCACTCAGGGCGCAGGATGTTGTGGCCCATCGCATAGCTCGCGAGGATCAGGTTGCCCTGACGCTCGATCGAGCGCTCGGTCTCAACCGAAATGTCCTTCAAGCGGACAGTGCCAGCAGCGTCTTTGTGGAACGCAATGGCGCCGAGGCCGTTCCAGCCCCACGGAGCCGAGGTGCCGTTGGCAACCGTATAGCCCGAGGTGCCACCGAACGGGTTGTTACGCACCGGACCCGACGTGCCACCCAGCGTGCCCGCAGTCTGCGTGGTCGGCATGCCGTTCGTCACGATGATCTTCAGGCCCGCAACCTGCATGATCGACGCGTTGGCGATATCACCGTTGCCCGCCGTGTAGTCGCGGTCGATGTAGTCCTTCTGCTGCGACAGCAGGTAGTACTGCTTCGGGCGCACCGCGAGATAGCGGTCCTCCTTCGGCACGTTGAACTCATCGAGCTTCTGCGCCGCCGCGTAGCAGAACGACACCAAGTTGGCGCCACTCGTGGCATCCGCCCAGGTGGTCAACTGCTTCAGCGTGCCAGTCGCCGCCGTGTTGAAGTCGGCGTCCGTCCTCACCGCAGCGAACAGAGTCGCCAGGATGTTGTAGTCCGCCTGCTCCGCGAGCGCCGAGGCAATCTCGGCTGCGTAGACCGAACGCGCATCATAGTGCGTGCGCAGCTCGTCGATGGACGGCACGAAGACGCCCGAGACGATCGGATCGTCACAGAAGATCTCGCGCTCCTTCGACTTCACCGCACTGAGGTAGGTGCTGGTCTGGCCGTTGTCCGTGCCATAGACCGAGTCACCCGGCGTGTGATAGGCCGCCGTCGCCGTGCCCGTGATCGGGAACTGCGCCGACTTGCCGCTGCTGATCTCGCGCGTGCGCGTGAGACCCATGAACTTGTTCTGACGATGAAACTGGGTGAGCACCTCACCAGCGAACAGCTTCAGGAACAGCGCGGTATCGTTACCCGTGCCGTTGGATTGGCCCATACGGGCGATGTTCTGAACGACCATTTCTTCCTCCTAGTGAACAACCGAGACAAGGGGCAGCCAACGCTCTCGCTGTGCTGGTCTCAGCCCGGAACTGCGTGTTCCCCGTTCAGTGACGGACACGGTCGGACGCTGCTTCGCTATCACGATGCGGCGCGCACTCAGCCCCAACAGAGTGCGACTTGATGAGGGCGGGGTGGGAGTCGAACCCACATCTCCTACATACGCAG